TGGATCATTCAGACTTTCACAAAATTGGTTTGATGGTGAAGGTAACTTCATAGCATTTACTAACGTAACTAGGACTCATCTTCTATTCTGTCTTGCAAGAATTCGTGAATACTCTAAGAGTGTGTTGTATGACTTTGATTCTAGTGGATGGACTCCATATGACGTTTACTCAATAGAAACACCACAGAAACTTGAATGGAATCAAGAAGCTGCTGAGTTTATGATTGATGCTTCACTTAACCCAATTGAGTATGCTTTAGAGATGTCACAATATCCAACTGAAGCAAGAGTAACATTCGTAGCATCTACAGACGCAACAAACAGAGTTACTAAGTATGAGATGGGTATTGACTATAATACTGATCCTGACCTAGTAAGTCTAACTCCAGAAGTTGATGTAGGTTATGATCGTGCTGAGTATAGGATCAGAATTGAGCGTCCTAATAACTTCCGTCGTGGTGATGTATTAACATACATTCCAGCATCTGAGAATTCACTATCTGGTCTTACTGGACAAGAATACTATTATGTCTTAACTGGTACTGCTGAATGGTTTGAAATTGGTGCTTCCTTTATTCATGATGGTAGATTCAGACTTCTACAAGTCGATAAGTCTAACAGTGGATCTCAGATCCTTGCTGTTAATAGAAGAGATGGAGTACCTAGGACTTCTGCTACATTCGCAACTGATACTTCAGAATGTCCAATACAAGGTGGATTCAACGCTGCTGATGTTGTGTTTGGTAGCACCTCAAATGCTAACGCTGAGATAGGCACTATCCAAGCAAACGAAGGTGAGATATACAAACTCTTTACACACTTCCCAACAACTGCTGCACAGACAACTCCAGGTACATATGATACCTTTGCAAATGGAGAATCAGCACAAGTCCAGAATGCAACCGCTAATAACGGATCTGTATTACAGATGTTGAAACCTGATTCTGAGACAGGTGCATCATTCTTGAAACTCCATACTATTGCTGGTACTATTAGTAGTGGTGATATATTAGAAGGTGTTGATAGTGGTGCGGTTCATACAGTTGGCACTCCTTCAGATAGATTCTTAATCAATGTTAAGAAGGGATCATTCGCTACAGGTGATTGGTTCTTCAGTAAGGTTGGTGCTATCGAAGCATACATGGACAACTACACAAGTAAGTCTGGATCCCTCATAGGTAATGATGGTGGTAGAATTGCAATTGATGTAGAAACCATTGAAGAAGCATGGGTACCAGGAGACGTAATTTACGGTAGTGTTACTGATTACATCTTAGATATTAAGGGTATCAGTGGTACACAATTACAACTTAACCAGTGGATACATGGTACACAAACTCTAGAATTAGATCTAGGCACAGCAATCATTGATACTGGTATCTCTGACACATTTAATGTCGGTGATGAAATATCACTCCTACAAGGTACTGTGCAGAAGAATCCTGGATTCACTGCTGTAGTTACTAAGTATCAACCTGAAGATGCAAATGCTGTCCCACCAGTACCACACAAACTCTGGATTGCTAACTTGGTTGATGTAGGTGCAGGTGCTCCTTTAACTGACCTAACACAGGCAGGTAATAACATTGGTAAGATAGAATTGGGATCTAACTTCCCAACAATCTATGCTCCTGTTGGAAGTTACACTGCAACTGATTATCAGTCTTACGCACAGGTTGTTGCTATTGAGCAAGCAGGTATTACTGCTACCATCTGGGTACAGTCTGCTAGTGGTCAATTCCTTGATAACATGTCACTCAAGTCTGACTTCCAGTGGGGTGCAGGTATTTCTTCTGCTCGCACACTAGAAGGTAGAGTTGATCGTTACTTCAGAGGATTTGATGGAATTCAAACAATATTTGATCTAACTGTTTCTAACGGTGAGGCATATTTCCCTGACCCTGCTGGTCACTTACTAGCATTCGTTAATGGTATTCTACAACCTCCTGGTGGTAATGCTTCTTACGTTGCATTCTCTGACAAGATACAATTTGCTGAGGCACCTGACATTGGATCTGAATTCATCGGATACTACGTTGGTAAGTTACGTCAGTTAGATGATATCTCATTCGAGTTTGACTCATTGAGATCTTCCTTCAACCTCAAACGTGGTGGATTATTCTACTCCTTGACACTGACTGAAGGTGTTTCTTCTAACACTATACGTCCTGAGAATAACATTATCGTTTCACTTAACGGTATCATTCAGGAACCTGGAGTCGCATACGAGATCGTTGGTTCACGTATAATCTTTGCTGAAGTCCCACGTGCAGGATCAACCTTCGTTGGTTTCTCATATATTGGATCTGACGCAGACGTTATCGCAGCAACAGTCGTACCTCCAATTGAGGCAGGTGACTTACTTAACATTGAGGGTGAAGAATTTGCAAGAGAAGTTGCTCTAATTGAGTCTTCTAACTCACTAATCACATTTGAATATACTGGATCTGTTAAGGGTAGAAACGCTGATGCTATTTCAGCAATAACCTCTGGTCAAATTGTTAACGCAGTCCTAACCAATCCTGGCGATGGTTATACTGACCGTCCTAACGTGGATGTTATTTCATCCTCTGGATTCGACGGTAAGTTGAAAGCATTAATGGGTATCACACGTATTGATGTTAAGACACCTGGTGTTGGTTATACTTCACCGATAGTTGCTATCGATAACGTAGTCCCAGATGACTTTACACCTCCTGAAGGTGGTCCAATCAACGGTGGATTTGACGTACTCGCAGGTGAAGGACCTGGTGGAGAAGCAGGTGGTGGAGGAGGAATTACTCCTGGCACAATTGCAATTACTACAGACCCAGTTAACGTAACTGTTAACCAAGGTCAGACTGCTGCATTTACAGTCGTTACTACCGTAACCAATGATCAGACAATGAATTATCAGTGGCAGAAGAAGGAGTATGGTACACAAACTTGGAGCAACATCATTGGTGCTAACCAAGCAACATACAACACAAATGCTACACAACAAGCAGACGATGGTGATGAGTATCGTGTTGCTATAACTGCTGCTGGTGCAACCCCAGTTTACTCACTCTCTGCTGTATTGAGTGTCCAGACAGGTGCTACTGTAATCAGCAACTTTACACCTAACCTCATCTTTGATGACATCTAAATAAAAGTAAAAACAATGGCAGCAACAGCTTCCTTCGATAATAGTACCAAGATAATCACAGTAGCATCGGATGCCCTCCCTGCTCCTGTGATTCCTGGCACGTTCCCTAATGATAATAACCCTAATACAATACAGGAGAAAGATTGGGATCATGACTTCTTATACCGTGGAGGAACATTTGGAATTGCTCGCACATTTGATAATAATGGATATACGCATGACGGATATATTCGGAGAGCGACCATCTCGGTCAACGACTTAACTCTTTTTACTGGTGGAAACCCTGATATTGCTGTTAATGACACTATATTAGTCAACTTTAGTGACGGATTAAAGCAAAAATTCATCTTTAGGAGCACAACATTTACCTCTATTTCTGGAGAATGTTGGTTATCTACTGATACCACACTTGATTTCATCGTATCTACTCAAGCAACCACTCCTGTTAGTGGTACAATGGAGTATTTTGACCAAAGAAATGGAAGAATTGCTACTCCTTTAGGTCAAATTGGCATTGCTGGCAATGGAGTTGCTGTTTTTAACCCTTCTGCTGGTGCTGGACTCAATCCTCCATCAGGTTTTAGTTGGGTTGCTGCTGGTGATCTAACTTTTGTTAACTCTGGAGAGGATAGTTGTGGTGGTCACCCTGAACAACAGGGAGTTTATCACTATCATGACCCACATTTCCTAGATTGTTGGAGAGCAGGGTCATCTATGGCATCATATAATGATTATTATGGTGCAACTCAGTATAATGGAGACAATATTCGTCATCCTGATGGTCATTCCAAGATAATTGGCATAGCATTTGATGGATTTCCTATCTATGGACCTTATGCATATGACGTACCATTCGATAATTTGAGTGGAACTAGGACAATGAGGACTGGTTATGCTGTAAGAGACGTAGAAGCACCTGGAAGACCTGATTATGGCAATACAAGTGACAATCCTCCTGCTGGTACTCTCATGGAGGACTATGAATATGTTGAAGGGACAGGTGATTTAGACATCCATAATGGAAGATTCGCTATTACACCTGAATATCAGGATGGCACCTATGCATATTTCCTTACAGTAGATGAAACTAATGTAAACCTTACTAAGTTTCCATTCATTATTGGTAATACTACTAGAGAAACTATAGATACAACCTTCACTAGTGAGGCACCTGTTGGTGGTGGCGGTGGAGATGGTGGAGGCGGTCCTGCACCAGTCTTATCATTCAGTCTACAACCACAGAATGCAACAGTTAATGCTGGTCAGACTGCTACATTCAGTGTTACTAAACTTGTATCACCAGAAGATGGTCCTGTGGCATTCCAGTGGTATAGATCTACTGATGGTGGATTCGCATTTGCTGCTATAACTGGTGCAACAACTGACACATATGCAGTGACAGCACTTTCATATATGACTGGATACAGATTCCGTTGTAGAATCGCTGGTCCTATAGGTGCTCCAGAGGCAGCATCTAACTCTCCATTGGATTCTAACTCAGCAATATTGACTGTTGCTGGTGCAGGAGACGGTGGTAGCACCGATAATAGATTCGATAGTACCTCATCTACTATGGACTCTACATTACAAACTTATGATGGCACCTAAATAACACTGTAAAGACTACTATCATGGCAAAGCAAACCTTAGCAATTGGATCGTCGGCAAACGATGGGACTGGTGACAGTCTGAGAGATGGTGCTATCAAATTGAATAGCGTCATCGATGAGTTATATACTAATCTCGGTAACGATACCAATTTACAAATCAACGTTGGCACTCCAGCTCAGGATCAACTCCTTAAATGGAATGGTGCTCAGTTTGCTGAGGGGTCATTTAATAAGTTTACAGAAGATGTAGACGTTGGTGGTCATAAAATCATATCAGCAAACAATGGTGATATAGTATTCCAAGCAAATGGCACTGGAGATATTCATCTCTGGGCTGGTGGTACAGGATCTGCTTTAACATATATTGATGGTGCTGATGGTAAACTAAAATATAGTAATCATTTTGCTACAGTTGGTGATCTTCCTGATGCTGTAACTCATCATGGTATGTTTGCATATGTAGCTGCTGATACTACAGGAAGAGTTGCAACTTCTGCTGGTTGGAAGAAGATTATAGGTGAGGATCACAGTCTAGGTGATCTCGGTGATGTAGATATGACCGTTGGAGGTGGACCTAGCGATGGACAAGTTATTAAATGGAATGCTGGCAACTCTGCATGGGAGCCTGCAAACGACGATTCATCAGGTGGCGGTGGTGGTGGAACCACTCAAAATTTATTTGAAGGAATCGCTGCTGACACTGGCAGTACTACTGCTAGTGCTCCTACTGATGTCCTTACAGTTGCGGGAGGCACTAATATCTCGACTGCAATCGCAGGAGACACCCTCACAATAAACATGACTGGAGCATTAGGTGATGCAAACCAAAATGCTTATGGTGTAATAGGGAGTGATGCAGGAAACAAGACCGCAAGTAGTACAACTGCTACTATTAACCTCATTGGTGGGACTGGTATTAGTACTGCTGTCAATGGAGATAACCTTACAATTACTAATGACTCTCCCAACGTAGAGCAAGTTACATATAGGACAGTCACAGGAGACAGTGGTACTACAACTGCTGCTCTCGCAACTTCTTCTCTCGCAGTGACAGGTGGCCAGGGTATAACAACTGCTGTAACATCTAATACTGTTACTCTAACTGCTGATGTTTATCTAGCTAACACTGCTCAGGAGCATAGAAACCTTATTCATAATGGTACATCATGGGATGCCACAGTATCACCTACAATAGGATTCAGTATAACTGGTCCTAGTAACAGTGCATACAGATTTGCAGGTGGTGGTGTCGATCCTTCTACAGATAACCCAACAATCTTTGTCTATAGAGGATTTACATACAGATTACATAATACAACAATGGCAGCACACCCTGTTGCTCTAAGACAGACAGCAGGTGGCACAGCAGTAACTGAAGGAGTAACAGGTGACCAAGAAGGAGTCCAGTATTGGACAGTCCCAATGGATCTAGCAGCTGGTACGACTTATGTTTATCAGTGCACAATGCATCCAGCAATGGTAGGAAACCTCACAGTAGTCTAATATGACAAGAACAGTCCCAGGTAGCGGAGCCGCCATTATTCCAATATTTAATAGTATATTTGGAGTAAGGGATGTTTATGTACAAGAAAAGGGAAGTGGATATGATCCTAATGATCCACCAAGACTAAGAGTTGAGAATTGTGGTACACCTATTAGAGACGCAGTATTAAGAGCAGTCATTGAAGGTGACCTAGGTGAATTAACTGCTGTAGAAGTATTAGATCCTGGTGAGGGATATGACCCATTACGTCTTAAGATAGAAGATGATGGATCAGATCATTCAGCAGATGGTAAGATTTTCCTTAAGCAAGATGGTGGTATAGATTTCATCCAGATGACCACCCCTGGTGATCAGTATTTCGATTCTACTGCTGAGATAATAGGAGGTGGTGGATCTGGATCTGAGTTAGTACCAGTAACAGGTTTGATAACCAGTCTTGCTATACAAGAGCAAGGTAGAAACTACACAGAGGAAGACGTAAATATCATCATCAGCGGTGGTGGTGGCCAAGGTGCAACAGGTGTTGCTAACGTCAACCAATTTGGTGAAGTTTCATCTATTACTTTAACCAATCAAGGTGAATTCTTTGAGACTCCACCTCTTATACAGATTATTAAAGGTGGTGGATCTGGTGCTACTGCTGAGGCATTTATAAACCTTGGTAAGATTACCAATATCAGTCTATTGACAGGTGGAGGTGGATATACTACTCCTCCAGAGATTATCTTTACCAGAGATACTAACCTGATTAGAGAAGCAAGGAATAGACAGTCTCTTAACTCTACTGTATATGATATAACTGGATTAACTAGTAACGTTAACTCCAGTACTGGCACACTATATGTGCAAACTACTGATCCATATGCAGGATCTGGTAAGTTATTAGTAGGTAGAGAAATTGTAAGATATACAGGTAAAACTGCTGTATCAAATGGTGATGCTTATGACTCATTCACTGGTTGTGACAGAGGTGTTAACTTCCGTTTTGACCAGAAGGTTATATTAGACCAGTTGCAGGATGATCCCAATACAGGGTTAACTGCATATAGTTTCCAAGTAACTGACAAGGTTAGAAGGGTTGAAGAATCATCTAACAACCGAGTTGCTATTGTATATGACTGGGATCCTGTTAATAGAGCATTATATCTAACCTTTGAAGTTGATGAATTAGCATTCATCGATGGTGGTAGGTCTAATGAGAAGTCTAAGATTATAGCATTTGTTGCTGGTACTGCTGGAGCATCTGGTACTGGTGTTGCACCTCACACATTACTAGAGTCTGAAGGTAATGATATCGTTGCATTCACTAGTCCATTAAGTCTCATTCTTAACAGAAAGTTTGAAGATGATGATGAATTAGATGGTCTAGGTGATGGTATTATCGACCTACTCAATACTGGTACTGAGTTTGAAAATCAGATTTGTTTAGATGGTGGTATTGCTGAGTCTAAATATGGTATAGAGGAGACACTTGGTGGACAAAACACTACCTTGTTCCAAGCAGGTGATCAGATATATGATGGTAATCCTCAATCTCTAGTTGCGACTATCCAGTCTGCTGGTGCATTAGGTGATGGAGATACTCATACCTCTACTGCTACCTTAATTGTTGAATACATTAATAGCAATACATTTACTGCTACTGAGCAAGTCCAAGGCCAGACTACAAGTCTAACTGCCCATTCCACTGGTATTACACCAGGACCTGTGATAGGTAGTAATGAAGATTTGCATACATTAACTATCAAAGATATTGTTTCTCCAAATGGTACCACATACCTATGGACTGTGGGTGAGACATTACAAGGAAACACCTCTGGTGCTACGGCAAAGATATATTCCGTTGAATATACCACAGCCGTAAGAAATGAGGATGAATAACCCACATAAATAAAAAGAAGGCAATCGTTTACAATGGCGTTACTTACCGACCAATTTAGAATCTTTACTGCCGAAAGGTTTAGGAAAGCACTTGAAGGACCAGATCCTACCCAGTCTGACCTGTTGGCAGGTAGTGCTAGGGATCGTCTTTATGTGTTCATAGGCAGACCACAACCGTGGGATAATGAGAATGCACCTCCAGACCCAGTAGACTCATTCCAAGAATTTGCGGATGACTATTCGGATATGATCTCCTTGAAGAGAGTGTTAGCAAATGACACTATTCAGGTGGTCAGGCGTACCGACTGGATTCCCCCAGAGCAAACCACTGGTGGATTGGGTTATGTCTATGATATGTACCGTCATGATTACTCCTCGACTAAAACCGCATCTTCAGGTGCTACGAAGTTATACGACTCGGATTTCTACGTTGTTAACTCGTCCTATCAAGTATACAAGTGCATTTACAACGGCACATCTCCTTCTGATCCTAACGGTAAACCTTCTACTGTTGAACCTACAGGAACGTCCACCAGCATTATCACAACT